CTCCCGAGGGCATAATCTTGGTCGAATAACAACATACCTCTTTGCACTACACCTGTGTCCACGTTATCAATCACATCGTCGAGAGCTGATCTTCTCGATCCATACATTTCATGATAAATATGACCATCAGCTACATCCATGTAACTGTGGATCCAAACGGGGACACCAGCAGTACCTAGAGATATGCCGGCAAACTGTGGACTATCCAATGACGAGACTAGAGGGAAAGGATCAACTTGAGTACTGGTGATTACAACTCCATAAAACAACGCGGACGTAGTAGCATCAATAGTAGGATAATTATCAGTAACAACGGTTACACCATTAGACCCACTGGCGAACTCGACGGCTTGAGATCCCGCAAATTGAGTGGTGGCACTAAAATTCACAGTAAATCTTGTATAAGTCGAAACTGAGTCTAAAGGTAGAGTCAATTGTCTATTGATAAATTCCCATTCCTGTTCTACTAAAAAATGTCCTTGAGGAGCTGAAGAACCACCTCCGATTGCAGAAGAAGTCATACAGATAAGATATCCTACGCACGTATCGCCTGGATCTTGAGTGCTAAAATCATTATAAATCGGTTTGAGATCAGAAGGCAACCCGACTTGCCAGGTATATCCTTCCCATCCCATAGAATCCACATAATTCAAACTTTCATAAGCCTCCGACAAAGCTCCCGTCCCAGATTCAATTCTATCCGGGATATAATCCCCATTAGGAACAAAAAACGTGACAAAGGACCCCTGAGCAGTGGCAGGGCAAGACGGTATATATTGAACGGTTAACGATTTCAAGAGAGCCAGCTCAAATTCCATAGCATTCAAGTACAATGCTGTATTAGAATTCGATTTTGGCAAAACAGGGAATGCAAAAATTCGCACTCCGGCGGAATGACCTGCTACATCTGCTTCTATAGGCCATCCGTATTGTACTCCTAAAACCTTTGCTCTCATATTACCTCCTTTCATGGACTCAGTTGCGATAGCTGGTACATGTCCTGCACCAGAAGCCAAAGGAACGGACATTCCTAAATGCGTGGCATAATGCTGGTGAAGCAAAGTCGAA